TCATCCGCTTTTTGTTGAATTTCTTCGTTTGTCATAATATGTTTTGTATGATTGTTTAAGTAATGTACATAAGCAGTTATCTATCTATCTATCTATCTATCTATCTATCTATCCCACCTATTATTAATGGTACGGATACAAGTATTTTAGTATCACCTGAAGCAGTGCTCATATTGCTTTCTGTAAATTCGCATTCTCTAAGTATATCTACCTGGCCTGTTGGGATATTTGTATTTTTTACGGTGTATACTATAGTAATATCAAAAGGCTTTATTTTCAATGGGTTTCTCTCTGGCGATGCGGCAATAATTCTTTTCCATTCATCTATATATAGTTCTATACTTCCTGTATATTCTACTTTCCCATATCCTCTATGTATAGGTTCATACCCAGAACCATAAAGGTTTTCTTTTGTTTGGCTGTGTTTAAATTCTATTTTAGTAATCTGTCTAACAGGGTTACCAAAAAGAACAAATTCAATATTTCCCCAACCGATTGCTGGGCCATCTATAATAGCTACTGGCATTATTTTATATTTGAGTTGTAAATCCTATGTAAACAGTTATTTGATTGGCTATTCCTATAGGAACTAATTTTAGTGTTATTATTAGGTTCCCTGTAGACAAAATGGGTTGATCAGGGTCTATTAAAACCTCAAATGCACTTAATTCCCCATCTCTTACCATTTGTGCTAGGTTAATCTCTGCTTCTCTTTTAAAAAACTCTATGGTTGATGCTTTGAGTGTACCATCTGCATTAAGTACTAGTTGCGATTGAATGTCTAAAACAAGACTGCTGTATACACCTCTTCTTGCTTTGTCTATTGCACGGTTTCTGTACCCAAAAGCATAGTCGCTTGTGCTTGTTACAGCTGTATAAGAGTTGTTAAAAAATGTTCCGTTTACACCTACTCTTTTTATAAGAAATATATATCTATAGTTGTCTAGTCTATTTAAAAGACTTTGTGTTGATGTTTTAACTGCTTGTCCATTAGCAAAGTTTACGGTATCGCACTCATACCCATCGCTAATATTAAATCTGCTTGGGTTACCAATGCTTTCACTAACGGCTGATAGCGATATTGCTCCTAAAGCTGCCCCTAAAGTTGTAATTGATTTTCCTGTGGTTAGGAAAAGAAAATTCCCTAATCCTGCGCCATCTTGTGATATTACAAAACTTACTTTAGAGCAGTTGAGTAAATTAAGGTCTGTAAGCGTTGTTAAGTCTGTTATGGAAACCATATTAGCTGTGTATAAAACCCAGCTAATAGGCATTTTTAAGTCTTCTAATGTTATTAAAATCCCTTGTATTAATCCCATATCCCCAGTAGATGGGGTTGTACCGTCTTTGTAAATGGCCAGTTGTCGTATTTTACCATTAGCAAATACTTGCATGGTTTGTATTTCTGTAAAATCATACGTTCCAGGTATTGGAAAGAATCCTACAAATAACAAACCAGAAGGCTGCTTTCTAAAGTATTCTTTGATATGGTAATACCAAACTGCTTTAAGACTAGCTACACCTCCTGTAAATTGTGCTATAGTTGCTGCAATGGTTCCTGTAATAGTTACAATTATTGGGGTACCTGTGTTAAGATATATACCTGTTTTTTTAGGTGCTGTTATAGTAATAACACCAGCTAAAGCAGTAGCGCTATATCCATGTGTTACGGTTCCTGTATTTATAATAGAAGCTATAGCAGTTCCTACTAAAGTAACTGTAGTATCGGCTGCCACTTTTTTATAGGTACCTAAATCTACTACTACTGGTCCTGAAGGGTCTGGAGCTGTAACACTTATATTTAAAGTATTACCATCTGCTCCAACAGCTGTAATGGTTACAGTTCCTGTTGCTGCAGTTGCATCTGAATAATCCAATTTTATTCCAGCTGCTTCTGCATCTTGTATACTTCCAAATGATTTTATTCGGTTTGTTGTTGAAAAACCACTAGGAAGATTTCCATTAGCTGTATAAAATGGAATCCCACTAATAAAGTCTTCACCAGGCAAAGGAGTCCCTAATCCACCCTGACCTTTTATAAAGGTAACATCACTAAATGCCATTAGATTTATCTTTTTTAGATTTTGTAGGTTTAATTTCTTCTAAAGGGTCTCCTGATAGATCAATTTCAATACTACCAGGTACCGGAGCTAACCAAAAAACGCCTTCATTGCCCTCCATTGCCCAAACTTTTTTTACATGAGGAACTTGGGATACGTATTGTTGTTTTATTTGTTCTCTTGTCATATAATTATTTTTTTTAGTATTCAAAGCGATATTCTTCTTGCCAAAAAGTTGTAATTGCAGAAGATCGGTATATAAAGTTTATACTTCCTAATCCTGTTGTAAGTACTAATGGTGTAGATGCTGTTTTTACTAAAAAATCACTACCAATAAATCTTACTTTTCCTGCGCCTGTTACCATGAATTTTAAATGATCTCCATAGTATGATTTTTTATTTGCAGAAAGGGGATATTTGATAGTTACACTATCTGTAAGGGTTAGTTTTACAATAGTTTCCCAAGCATTGGTTGTTTTTAAAGTAATGGTATCATTACCAGCAACATCCGCAATGGTTAATAAAGCGTACGTTAACGATCTACCTGTGTTATCAGATGTTGGCGTAGTTCCAAATCTTGGAGTGGTATATTGTGCATTAACAATATTTACTACAGATATAAATGATAGTATAAATAGTATTTTTTTCATTTTTTTTTATTATGTTGTTTTTTTATGGAATTAATGTTGTGTATAAAACGCACTGATCGGGGAATCCTGTTTGTGTAGCCATTTTGTATAAGCCTTTAACAAACCATACGTCTGAAAAATTATCTTTTGGCATTAGCTTTAAGAAAGTTTCATCGTCTTTTGAGTTTAACCCAATCCATAAATTACTTGAGGTATCTGCTGTTGAAACGCAAGCAACTATCGTGTTATCAGGCATGCCTGGTAGCATTACTACTTTGTAGTTTCTGTATGGTTTTACACCAGGCTCTGTAACATCAATACTTTTAAATGGCTGAAGACTTAAATAATCTTCATATACTTGCCATGTTTTAATACTTACAAGGAATTTTACCGTGTTATATTTTTTTACTAATGCTTTAGGCAATAGTTTGTATGTTCTATCTAAAGCTTCTTTGATGTTTTCTTGTCCAAGTAATGGTGTTCCTGCAACTAAAACTCCTGGTGTAGGAACTAGAATAGTTGGGTTTAATGGTAAAGAAGCGTCATCTAGTAAACGCTTAATTAAACCATCAAAATAAAAATACTCAGCTGCGTCTATAGTATCTCCTTTGGCAACTGGATTTACGGCTGCACCTAATGGGTCATATTCAATGCGTCCTCTCCAAATAGCATTCTCAAAAAATTCATTAAGCCTTTTCATTAATTGCATAACCATGTACGCTTGTACAGGATTAGGAAGTGAACGATCAATGAGTTTGTCTGAGAAGTTTTCGGTATAAAAATGGTCTTCCATTACGGCAGGGATCCATTCAAAATATAGGCTGAACTTTCTAGGTTCTATTACCCTTCCATCAATATCCACTTGGTTACCAACAGAGGTTGGTACAGCACTATATCTTTGTATAAAGTCTTTTACTTCAAGTCTTGGGATAGTAATTTTTTTTCTAATGCTGTCTTGAACAAATACGCATCCACTTTGAATAGTTTCTGCTGATATTACTTCTCTTGTTAAAATGTATCCAGCGGCTGGACCACTCCATGAGGCATCTAAATTATTTATTGCCATTTTTTATTGTTTTGGTTTTTGATTGTTTTATAATTTGTTTTTTCTTCTATTTATTTCAAACATTTCTTTTTTTACAAAGTCGTCTTGTGTATTACTTTGATCTTTATTAATTTCAATTTTATTGGATACTTTGCTAACTGATAAATCTTCTAGCAATTCTTTTGTACCATCAAAATCTTTTTCTGCCATTGCAACCCATTTTGATACGGATTCGTTTTTTATTTTACCTAGTTTGGCAAAATCTTCTACCATGTTTGTTATTTTCACTTTCTTCATTTCCAACTCTGCGTCTTCTGCCTTTTTTTTCATAGCATTTAATTCACTAAGAATATTTTCGTATTCTTGTTTTGTTTCTTTGTAGCTATTTCCTATTTCTTCTAATGATGACTGTAGTTTAGCTGATTTGTTTTCTATGGAAGTGATAGCAGAAACAATTGCATCTTCACTTGCATCTTCATTAAGTCCAAGTTTATTAGTAACTTTTATCATTTTATTTTGTTTTGGTTTTTGATTTTCATTTTTAATACTATTTAATATCATTGATCCATTTTTCCAATATGCAGTTATAACGTTTCCATGCTTTTTATTAAGGTCTGCACTATCTTCTATTTCATCACAAAAACCAGTTTCTTTAGCTATGCTTGGAGATATCCATTCTGTCTTATTCATCATAGCTAAAACATCCTTTATGTTTTTAGATGTTCTTTTAGAAATCATGGTAGCTATAGAATTATTTATAATATCTAGTTCTTTTCCTTTTGTTCCCTGAGCGCCATGGTACATTAAAGCAGCATAATCACACATTATTCTGTTTCTTCCTGCTTGAAAAATAACTGCTGCTATACTTGCGCAAAGTCCAATTGCGTAGGTATCTACTTTGGTTTTGCTTTTTAGTATGGCATTATATATATTTTGACCATCTATTACGTTTCCACCAGGGCTGCTCATCCATACTTGGATGGATTTTTTACCCATGTTATCTAACGTTAACAACTCCTTTTGGAATATTGCACCATCAATACCCATTCCGTCTTCTTCATCATAGCCAATATGCTTATTTATGAGCATTATAGGTTCT